CTACTTTAGAAGCTGAGGAAGGTAATTGAGAGCTGCTTCACTAGCTATAGAAGCTATTTGTTGTAAGCTGGCACTACCTACCAAGGTAATAAACTTCTGAATAGTTTTAGAAACTGTGGGAATACGCATGTTAGCCAAAAAGGCATGAGCATTAGGAGTTATATCCATAAAAGAAATTCCACCTTGGGCTAGCATCTTTCCGTTATAAAGATAGTCAGACAAATAAATTTGTTGGCAGTGATAACTGATTTCATCAACACTATACTTGCGTAGAGGATCGAAATCCATAAGTTCATACCAAGAAGATATAGTGTAAGTAGTACCTGACTTGGTAACTACACTTTCAAACACAGATAGAATGTCTTTTACACATTCGGGGTTAATTTGCATAATAATTGCTCCTTTCTATGTACTCGGCTCTGGCAGGAGCCTGTACCTACATTATAGAGAGGAAAACAATTGAAATCAAGGAACAGAAGAGTAAAAAGCAAGGAGGTATAAACATTGAAAGAGTCAAAAGATGAAAAACCGCATATTGTTATGGTTCAGATAACAATAGCGGTCTTAGTAGTAGGACAGATGATCAATGCGTATCAGGAACGTCAGGCGCACCGTGAGATATGGGATTCTCTGACTGAGATTCAAAGAGAGTTGGAGCTGTCGATTGAGAATCAAAATCTCCACCTGAAAAATGTTCAGGATTTTGCTGATGATCTTCTTGAGACTCTTCAACATTAGTGTAATGAGGACAATCCGAGAAAACATAGGTTTTAGTAAAAGAAGAAAGGGGCGTACACAAATGAATCCTGAATATGACTATGACATGGAAGTTACGCCCGAAAGGGCGAACAAAATCAAGGAACGACTCATCCAGTTACTGGAGGACCAGCTGGGCTGTGAACTCACAGTGACTGTATTAGACAAAGGAAAAGAACCGGCGTAAGCCGGGATAAGGAGGACAAGCCAATGAAAAAGAGAATGCTGATCAAGATGCTTCAGCTCATGTCATATGCCGTGCTATCGATGTTGGCAGCCATTATATTCTGGTTCCTCTGGGGAGGCCGCATTGAGGCGGCAATGCCGGAGGACGCTTTGACAGAGGAAGAGAGCAGCATGACACAAGAAGAACTGGAATGTGAGAAGTACTATGACAATCTGGAGCTGCTGGCCATATTGACGGAGGCGGAAGCGGGAAACCAGGGGCTGATAGGAAAGCGCATGGTAGTAGATGTGGTTCTTAACCGCGTAGATCATCCGGATTGGCCGAATAGCATCGCGGAGGTAATCCTGGAACCGAACCAGTTTAGTTCATATTGGGATGGTGGAGTAGACAGAGTAGTAGAACCATCAGAAGAGACGTACCTGGCGGTACGAATGGAACTGCAGGAGAGATCGTATCCGTCAATATACTATTTTACTGCAGGAAAATACGGCAACTATGGGACACCCTGGAGGAAAGTGGGTGATCATTATTTTTCAAAAGAATAGAGAAGAAACTATGGAAGAGCAGAAAAAGACAAAGGAAGCAACCATAACGCTGGATTTGACAGTGGAAGAGTTCCTGTTCATTCAGGAAAAAATTCATTTTCCCAGCCCATACAACTATGGAGGGTATGCCTGGGAGCGCGAGATAGAGGAGAATGTCATTCGGAAACTGGATGCTGCTTATCTGAAGCCGTCTATGACGATTGAAGAATATCAAAAAAAATTGGAAGAGGTGGAGGAGCGCTGGAAGGGAACAGGCTGTAAGAGATACATGCGGGCCGCTGAGGAAAGGAATCTGCGCTTCCACTACCATGTAGAGGGCATGTCTGATGATACAGAATATGAAGACTGTGAAGAATAAGTTATGGGAGCTTTCTGCTTCATTCCATAATTATGTCAGACAAAAGGAATGGGGGAAGGCAAAGTACTGCTATGATACGGCCAGGACAGTGGCACTGTTCATGGAACTATCAGAGCAGGAACTAATAGAACTGTTTGGCTCCCGTGAAGTACCGGACAAGCCCATTCAGGGACTATTCCCAGAAGAGTATGTACAGAGGGCGTACTTGGAATGCATTAAGAAAAATCAGACCTCAGAAAACAGAAAATACAAGCAATAAAAAGGTGCATGGTTGGGAGCCATGCACCAGGGCCGAAGCCTATAAATTCCTACAAATTTATTATACGCTCCGGCCCAGAAAAAATCAAGAAAAATGCGGTTAAAATCCGCATTTAAAACTTGATAAAGAAATTAAAGATAGGACCGGGGGATATGGCATTTACAAAAAAAATATATAGGCTCAAGAAGGGCATAGAGGTAGAAGAATACCATTCAGCAAAGTATGGAGCTCCGGGGCAGGAACGGAGGCCCAAGAAGAAACTGACTCCAGAGCAGATGGAAAAGCAGAACCAGACGAACCGGGAAAAGAAGGCCAGGAGGAAATTGCGGGAGCACTTCCAGGAAGAGGATTATTTTTCAGATCTGACATACAGGAAGGATGCCCGGCCTCCGGATATGGAGGCCGCCAAGGAACAGTTCTCAAAATGCATCCGCCAGGTGCGCAAGGAATACAGGAAGCGGGGATATGAACTGAAATGGATACGCAATGTGGAAGTTGGAACAAAAAACGGATGGCATATCCATGTGATCATCAACCGCATACCCGATACGGATATTATCTTACAGGCGGCATGGCCGTATGGAAAGGTAATTAATACCCTCATGTATGAGAAGGGAGGATTTGCAGACCTGGCAGCCTATATCACCAAAACACCTGCAACAGATCCGCGGCTGAGGGAAAGCGACTACTCCGCTTCCCGGAACCTTCCCATACCGGAGCCAGAGAAGAAGATATACCGGCATTGGAAGACCTGGAAAGAGATTAAGGTACCGGCGGGGTATTATTTGGACAAGTCATCGGTAAAGGAGGGAATAAATCCATATACCGGATATAGATATCGTTCCTATTCGTTATTGCCTCTGCAAGATGGCGGGAAGAAAGGAGGGAAAAGAAGTGGAGGACAGGCCGCAGGTAAATCTGTACATAGAGACATCCATAAAAGGGCCTAAGATCCAGGATGGAGAGTACATATACGTGCTTGAGTATATTGCCGCCGGCGTACCGGTGACCAGGGCGGGAAGAGGGAGGCAAGAAGCAACCACGGAAAACCGCTTGGCATTGGCGGCCTTGGTAGAGGCTGTGGGGCGTATTAATAGGCCGGCGTGCCTGCGGATATATACCAGATGCGGCCATGTACTCCATTCTCTTCAAAACCATTGGCCAAGACAATGGAAGACCAATGGATGGAAGAATGCCAAAGGGAAGCCTGTAAGCAATGTAGACTTGTGGGAGCAGCTCTTAGAGGCCATGGAGCCTCATGTGTATACCATAACCGAGGATGACCACTCATACAGAGAGTGGATGATCGTTGAATTGAGTGTGGAGGGAAAGGAAAAATGTTAAGTAAAGAAAAGATAAAGCCCGGCTCTATGATACATCTTCCGGACATTGATTATATGGGAGATGGAGAAGGCAAGCAAAAGAAAATAATGCGAGAATACTGCGTACTGCATCATTATGACCACTGGTGTCTGTTGAAAAACGCTTTTGGAATCCGCAGAGGAGTGACCAATGCAGAGCTGATGCAGATGGGATTTTTAAATCAAAAAATACTATAACAGGAGGAAGAATCATGTGGGAGAAATTTGGAGAATTTGATAGCGCTGAAGAGATTAACCTGGCAGCGGCCGCCCAGCTGGCGGAGGGAGATAAGGAGGCAATACTTCTTATCGCCAAAGAAAACGGAATCGACGAAGAGGACGCGCAGGATTATATTGACGGCATGGCGCCGGCCCTGTGTACGCCGATGATGGCAGCAATGGGAAAACTTAAAGTGGAAGAAACGGAACTGCAGCCGTATGAGATTATGCAGGACTGGCTTACATACATCCAGATGCGGTGTACGGAAGAACCAGATATGGCAGCAGCCGTGCGGAAAAAAGGGAAAAGCCTGCAGGGATGTATAGCAAAAATATTGGTGTGGAGCATGAAAAATGCCAAGCCTGTGGCGCCGGATATTATCAAGGCAGCAGGCGCGCATCCGAGGACAACCTTGGGTATTCCGGGAATGGCCCGGGTGAAGCAGCTGATTACAGAATATTACCTGGAGGGCTGAAATGATTGCATATAAAGGATTTAATTCAGACATGACCTGCACCTTGGGACGTGGAAAGTATCAGTATACCATAGGCGAGACGGTATGTGAGACAAGTTCTAAGTGCGCGAGGACAGGTCTGCACTGCGCTGAAAATCCTCTGGACTGCCTGGGTTACTATCCTCTGGGGGGAAACAACCGATATTGCCTTGTAGAGGCCATGGGAAGCCTGGATGAGGATGGAGTGGACAGCAAGATTTCCTGCACACAAATGCGAATTGTACGGGAACTGAACTTGAAGCAGTTGTGTAGCGCCGCCATGGCATACATGCTGCAGCATCCGGAAAGGGACTGGACACGGAATGGACACCTGCTGGAAGTGAAATATATGGAAGCGGAAGGGGCCGGGAAAGGTGCGATAGCTATAGCTCGCGGAGAAAATCCTCGGGTACGTGGGAAAAGGGGGGCAGCAGTCGGAATTTTAAAGGAAAAAGACGGTTTCTTTCTGGCCGCCAAAGTAGGAATTGTGGGAGAAGATATTCAGCCGGACATATGGTACCGCCTGAACGAAGGAGGAATGTGGGAGCATGAAAAGAAAAACAGTTATGCTGACACCGCCGCTGTTACCGAGTAAAAAAGGGAAAGTAATTACGGTACAGCTGGTAAATGATATTCTGGTCCTTAATTTTTTTCGGGACAAAATACTGGAAACACGGTATTGCATGAACACGCAGACACACGAGTATGAGTGTTACAATCCGGAAGAAAATGTGTGGCTCCAAGAAAAGGCAAGTGTGATAGCATCAGGCCATGATCGCTGGGGCTGCTATATCTCAGAGGTGGATAAAAAATGGATATGGGAGCCAAAAGAAGCCCATGAAATTATTGAGTTAAATTTAAAGCCATTAACAAGATATGGTGGAACGCTCCAGGATATAGAAAACCTGGAATATAACTACACCTACGAAAAGCGGGAAAGGAAAGAAGAACGCAGGCGGGAGAGGATAGAACAGCTGATGAGAAGCATCCCGCAGGAGCCGGAAGATTTTGAAGAAAAAATACTTGAGGCCGCAGCAAAGGAACATTACGGATTCTATGTGGCAAAAAAGAAGGAGTATGTTTGTTCTTGTTGCGGGACTGCGAACAGGAAAGACGAGAATACCGTGGGGACGCTTACCTGCCGGGGGTGCGGAAATGAAATTATCCTTAAAAAGCGTACAAAAAAGGTGACAAAGAAAACCGGGGCAGTTCTGATGCAGCCGGTAAATGATAAAAAGAGTGTATGCAGGTACTATGACGCAGTAATTATCTGGCAGCCGGGAAAGGAAAGTATTGAGACATCAGAGGCAATGCGGGTGATGCCCCTGAAAGATGGCGCAACAATATCTGATCATGGAATCAGAAGAAGCTGCGAGATCTATTATAACCAGTACTGCAGGATCAGTATATATGGCGCCTGTACCGATGAGTTTGACAAAGGGAACCCTGGAAACCGCAGAAGCGTCAGTGGTTATCTATATCCTTCAGGAATCAGTGAAGCACTGGACAATACCCTGTATGAGCCATGGATAAGAATATTCGAGCAAATGGCGGCAGCAGGCGCAGAGGCAAATTATAACAAATTAATGTGGATATGGCCGGGAGAGGGAATAAGCCAGATGACGGAATACCTATTGAAAGGCAGGTACTGGAAACTGCTAAAAGAAAGCAGTGAGCATATTGGAGGCAGTAGATACTATGGACCGCTTCTTCCTGAAGGGAAGGATATCCGGGAAGTATTCGGAATTGATGACATGCAAAAGATACACCGTATCCGGGAACAGGACGGCGGTGAGGCCATGTTAGTCTGGATGCAGTGGGCGGACCAGACCGGGGAGAAACTTTCGAAAGAAACGTTGAAATGGCTGATAGACAGTAATATAGATCCGCAGAATATAAGCGGGATCCCCGTATCAGTTGAAAAAATCAGGCATTACCTCATCCGGCAGCAGGCAGAATCTTATCCGAATCTGAAAATGAAGGCTGTATTAGAGCAGTGGATAGACTATTTAGCCGGCTGCGTGAAGATGAAAAAGGATATGACGGATGATTTGGTAACACGTCCCAGGGAATTAAAACGCCGGCATGATGAAATCATGGAGGAAATCCGAAAGCAGCAGATAATTGAGGATATCCGGAGAAATAAGGAACTGGCAGAGCAGAGAGAAAGGGAACTGAAGGAGAAGTTCCCAGACGCTGAAAAGAATCTTCGGGAGGTAAAAGGAATCTATGAATATCAGAATGAAACCTATAAGGTAATCGTTCCGGAAAAATTGACGGATATCATGCTGGAGGGGCAGGCGCTGCATCATTGTGCGGGGGCAACAGACAGGTATTATGACAGGATACAGAGCCGGGAGACATACATATTCTTCCTGCGGCGGGCGTCGGAACCTGACACTCCATACTATACACTGGAGGTGGAGCCGGGAGGAACCATCCGGCAGCACCGTACCTATCTGGATGAGGAAACAGGGATTGAACAAATACGGGGATTCCTGAGGGAATGGCAGAAAATAATCAAACAGCGGCTGACACAGCAGGAGAAGGAACTTGCCAAAATCAGCAAAGTAAAACGGGAAGAGAACCTGGAAGAACTGAAACGGAAAAATAATACCAGAGTCCTGCAGGGGCTACTGGAAGACTTTATGGAGGCAGTGTAATGGGAGAAATAATCAGGATGGATAATCAGACCGCGGGATATAGTAGTTATGCGGAATTCAAGGAATCTGTAGACAGGGAAGTTGAAAGAATTGAGGAAGGATTTGTACGGCTGGGATATCTGCTGAAAATAGCAAAGGATACAGATATCCTGAAAGAATCCGGATATAAAAATATTAATGAGTTTGCACAGGCTGAATATGGCCTTGATAGCTCCGCAGTATCGAGATTTATTAATATCAATGACAGGTTTGCGGAAAATGGATATTCTCCCCGCCTGCAGGAACAGTATAGGGGATACGGCAGAGCGAAGCTGGCTATTATGCTTAAGTTCCCGGAAATACTTAATGATGAATTGACGAAAGATTATAGCAAAGCAGAGATCAAGGAAATAGGAGATGAAATAACCGAAGAAAAACAGATTTCAGATCTTGAAATCCTGATGGAAGGAAAGAATGAAATCCAGGAGCAACTGGAAAATAACCTGCAGCGCAGTATCCATCAATTAGGAAAAAACATGCCTTTATTGTACAAAAAATTATGGAACGCGTACATAAATACAGACAGCGACATAGCTTGTGCAAGAGCAACCATGGATGCTGTAGCTCCGGCCGGTTCAGGGATGTGTACCGTAAGACTCCAGGGAATAGGAAATATAATAATTTCATTCAAAGGAGCAGATCAGGATATTACACTGATTAATGTCCGGGCAGATGAAAAAGAAATATATACCTGGGAAGATATTATGGAAGCATATAGTCAGTTGATGACAGGTGATACACCGGAAGAAGGCTGGGAACATGTTTACAGAGAAGCTTTTCCTGAAAATGAGGAAATTGCACCGGTGCAACCGAAAAAGAAACCTGGAAGAGTACTGAAAACAGAACCAAAGAAAAATACGGAAACAGGCAAGAAGAAAAAAGCAGGAGAACCTGAAGCAGAAGAGAAAAGTAAGGAGGCAGCAGGCGTACCGGAGGAAATAGGACCGGAAAGGTTACCGCAGGGAAAAGGCAAGGGAGATGGAATTTCCTGGAAGGAGCCGGAGAAAAAAGAGTATAAGTCCATAGAGCTGCCGCCGGCAGATGCAGAATATACACTTCCTATGGGAAAAACGATGCTCAAGGATATCAAAGCCGGGCAGAGATATTTAATTCTGAAAATGCATGATCCATACCGAATTGGAAATACGCTGCACCTGAGAGAGCAGAATAACGGGGAAGAAACCGGGGAAGGAACGGATATCTTAGTCACGCACATGACAGATGATCACGGCGGGATTGCGCCGGGATACTGTGTAATCCAATTTGATATTCTCCCGACACCAGAAGCTCAGCTGCCGGGTCAGCTGAATATAGAGGATATAGAAAGGAAACAGGATGAAGATATCAAGGAAGAAGCCGAAGAAGAGCCGAATGGCGAGGCAGACGGAATTTACAGCGAAGGCCAGGAAAGCGATACATAAAAGGGATCAGGAATCCTGTTTCTTCTGCCGGCGGGGATATCATATGGAGAACGCCTGCCGGTATGGCGGCCTGCAGATTATGCATGTAGTCCCCCGGTCCCAGATGGGCCTGGGGGTAGAGCAGAATGGAGTCCTGGGATGCATCGGTCACCATAGCTTGATGGATAATGGGAATAAAGGCCTGCGGGGAGAAATGCAGGCTATGCTTGAGGACTACATGCAGGACATATACCCAGGATGGTCCAGGGAGGCAGTAACATATAGTAAGTATGGGAATTGTCAGGTTTTAGAAACTTTAAAAGGCAGCAGGAGTACACAGGGAGAACATGATGGATTCTCATTCTTGGAGGTAAAAGGTGAAGATTGCATATAAGATAATTGTAATTTTTATATTGGTGACAATGCTATCTGGATGTGCGCAGCCACCGGCGCCGGATTCGTTTAGGAATAGCATTTATTGGAGGATGTAGTGTGGAAAATGGAGAAAAAACAAGGACGGAAATCAGGAGATTTATCGTTCAATACATGAAAGAACATGGGTATAGCCCTTCTTTCAAAGAGATTGGAGAAGCTGTCGGACTGAAATCAAAAAGTAGTGTCAGCAATCACATTAAAAAGATGATGGACAGCGGAATGATAGAAACCGATGGAGAATTTGGAACACCGCGAGCGATACGTGTTCCTGGGTACCGGTTTGTTTTTGAAGAAAAATAGAAAAAGAGCTCTGTCCCCGGGCGGCCTCCCAAAGAACAGAACTCATGTTCGAAACACATATATAGATTAACACTCTGAGCGCGCGGAGTCAATATCTATTTCCAAAAAATGGAAGAAATCGGACAAAAAATAGCGGTGGGACACCGGCCAAGATGATACCCACCGCTTACTGGCTTAAGAGTATTATATCATTTTGATACCTCTTAAGCAAGACGGGAGGCAGAAATGACAAGAAAAGAGCAGGTAGTCAACGATGTCCTAATAGCAATGCGCGTGCATCTTACAGCACAGGTTATGACGATCCTTCAGGATGTGTTGATACAAGCAATGTATGGAGTTGAGGTTGTCGAGGAGCAGACGGCTCTGGCAACACAGGACATGACAAACGAATATATTATAGACTTATTTAATACCAAGAAGGCACCGAAACTGTCAGAACGGACCGCTGAACAATATCTGAGGCACATTAATTTGTTGATTGATGTAATCCATAAGCCGTTGACGCAGATTACGGAAAATGATGTTGAGTATTTCCTGATGAAATATAAAAAGAAGGGAAATACCAGCCGAACAGTCAACAACTGCAAACGATTTATTTCTGCTTTCTTCACTTGGATGCGGAAATCAAAAATCATCACGGAAAATCCTTGTGAAAATATTGATCGATATAAGGAGACAAGGAAGCCGATAGAGCATCTTGAACCGGAGCAGTGGGAGCAGCTTAAGACCGGATGCAATAGTACTAGGGATAGGGCTTTATTGGAGTTTTTAAGATGCACAGCAATGCGTGACGGCGAGGTGCCGGAGGTCAGAGTCTGTGACGTGGACTGGTACGACGGCAAGATTGTGATTTTTGGACATAAAACGGACAGATACCGTTTAGTCTGCATTGACAGAGTGGCAAAAGAATATTTGATTAAGTACCTTCAGGAAAGAGGTATCAATCAGAGTAGCCGGGAGCCGTTATTTATTGCCCGGGGAACACATGATGCGCTTAAGCGCACAGGAATATACAGCGCGGTCAAGAATATTGCAGCAAGGGCAAAGATGGAAGTCAATGTGTACCCGCATTTGATACGCAAAACAACTGCCACAAATATAATTAAGCGCGGAGGGGATAGTGAGAAGGCAGGAGACTACCTGGGGCATGTCGAGCAGAACACGGCGAACCAGTATTATACCTACAAGAGCGATGATTATATAATCAATATTTTCCGGTCCTATGTGGCCGCAGTCTGAAAGGAGAGAAATGAGAACAAAGGCAGATAGAATAAAAGCATTTAGAAATATTGCCAGAAATAGTATTCCTGATGGAATGTACTGGAGGATGCTGCAGGATGATTATTTCGAGGCTCCAGCATCGGCAAATCATCATGGGAATTTTCCGGGTGGATTGTATGATCATTCCGAGATGGTGGCATTAGTACTGGCAAGCATGACTGAACGCATGGGATTAAAATGGGATAGGCCGGAGTCTCCGTATATCATAGGATTCCTTCATGATTACTGTAAGGTAGATCAATACACTCAAAATGAGCAGGGAGAGTATGTGTACAATGGAGAGACACTTTTAAGGGGACATGGAGATAAATCCGCAATTCTCCTGCTGAAGGAAATGCGATTAACTGATGAAGAGTTAATATGTATCCGGTATCATATGGGAGCCTATGAAGGCAGTGAAATGTGGAACAATCTGGGAACTGCAATCAAGAAATATCCCAATGTATTATGGACCCACACAGCAGATATGTATGCATCGCATATATTGGGATTCTGAAAACAGCCAGAGGCAGCAGGTCTAAATATGAATAGGAGATAAAGATGAAATACGAGGTTGAATATGCCTGTTTTCGCAAAGTGATTTTTGACGCTGATTCGGAGGAGGAGGCAAATAATAAATCAGCTACAATGGACGATGAAGAAATCGAAAGGAATCCAATATCTGAGGGTTATATGATTTGGAACGGTCCATATAAGATTGGATTTTAGCCATAAGGAGGAAAAAGTGAAGATAGTCAGAAAAAAGATTCATCCTGAATTTTTTAAACCGGTAAGAGCGCGGGAAAAAAATTTTGAAATCAGAATTGACGAGGATGATATACAGGTAGGCGATCTGCTGATCCTGGAAGAATGGGATGGATTCTATACAGGTGAAAGCGTACGGCGTTATGTCAAATATGTGTTGCGTGATGCGCCAGCATATGGGCTTATGCCTGGACACTGTATAGTTGGATGGTAAACGGAGGCGTAATAATTGAAAAATAAAAGATTTTCTAAATTTTTAAGCGTTATGGAACTGATGTTGTCTTTAATGCTGATGTATTCGGCGGGCATGAATCCCGCTGAATCAGCAAGAACGGTTTTGATCTCATTTTTATTTGGAATTGTGGCATTAATCACTTTGGGATTAATTGATTAATTGAGGATTTTGATCAATAGTCTGGAAAGGAGAATTATGGGAATTGATTTGAGCAGGTTTAAGGTAGTACACGGAGATAAGATATTAAATGCCGTTGCGCTCATGGAAGTGCGGATTCCAGACGAAATTGACTGGGAAAATAGGGATACTATCGTCAAACCAAAGGTAATTGAAGTGCTGGCAATCAATGAGGACGGGAATCTGGTGTCTATTATGGATGAGGCGTGGACGTTTCAATTCCTGCCGATTGTACATAAATGAGCATTTACAGGGAACCGGTTTGGGCTGCGGGGATAGCCGTGCAATGGAGGCGGACAATTGGTGTGGCCGGTAAAAGCAAAAAGCAGCGGAAAGGAAGGGAATGTGAAAGTCTGTGGACATTATGGGAAAATAGACGGTTACTGGTGCTTCGTGGAAAGATTTAGGGAAAAACAGAAAGTATATGAAAAAAACCCAATAGAGCAACACTTGCAGGAATTGGAGAAAGCAAGGAATACATTGCGCGATTTAGTGGCTATGAATAGCAAAGATTTCGTTCGGAGTTACAGTCACTAAATGAGGATTTAAAGGAGGTATAAAGTGAAAGTATTAGATGCCATGAGACAGATTGAACATATTGATAATGAAGTGAAGAATTTACAGAAATTCTGCCTACTTTCCCCAGAAGCCAGAGAACGAATAGCTGACGAAGTTGGCCTGAACAGTAATTTAGAAACGCTGGTTAATGTTAGTGTAAATGCTATGCTTTCGTGGAAGACAACACTTAAAGAAAAAATTCATAATGCTGAGTTAAACTGAAATTTACAGTGGAAAAAAATCGGAGACTTAACCGGCACCGCTACGAAAAACATAGATTTCAGCCAGTATCAGGAAATCTACCTGATAACCCGGTGTGCTGGGAATATGACGCTTGCATATACCGCTATCATCCCTGTAGCATCCCTTATCTCAACTGCGCTGCAATTTTGCAACGGCGGGTACACCTCCGGAGTCGGGGCGCAGTGTGCCTGGAATGTATCCCTCAGCTCCTGCCAGCTGGCGGCCTGCTACAGTGGCGGCACCAATTATACAGGCTCCAATACCATTATTTACGCACGGTAATGCGGCTTAAGCGGTTATGGCAATAACAGTACCGGTCCATGTCATAGCCAAGCAATGCTGTGTAGTACCAATACTTAATAATAATTTTCCGGTTGCTGTATTATAATCTTTGGCTATAGTACATATTCCCCCGGCGGTACTGCCGAGCCGTAGCTGTGCATTCGAAGGTTCAAAATAGCACGCCACAATTTTGCTGACATCAAGTCCCATATCATTCAGGTCGATTTCATTTTGATATGTATTTCCGCTATTACCTGTGGTGACAGTAACTGTTTTGGTTGCTATTTTCATGAGGCCCTCCTTCAATTCCTGTAAATTCTGATATAAAGAAAATATATAAAAAACTTGACGTTTTAGAAGAAATCATATAAAGTACTTGACCTGTTTTATGTAAAGTAATTCCGCAGGCAGCAGGCATAAAAGATTGGAGGAGGATAATCCAGTGGAGATAACAAAAGAAAGATTAGAAGATTATAAAAGCAAAAAGCTGAGACTTTAGAATTACGCCATAAACTGGAACATGTAGGAGATGGTGATAGCTTAATTGGAAATGATACGATACTGGATTACAAAAAAGGGTATCCAAGACCACAATCTGTTATCGGTTATGATTATCAAAAAGAGCGGTATTTGAAAAAAAAGTGGAAATCCCGTCTTGATCAACTGGAGACCGACTGTTTAGAAGTGGAATTTTGGATTGAAGAAATTCCCGATAGTATTACACGTAGAATTTTCAGATTGTGTTATATTGATGGATTATCCCAAAATAAAGTTGGAAGAATGGTACACTTAAGCCAGGCTTCCATTTCGGAAAAAATTACAAATTATTTAAAGTCCGATAAAACTGATAAAAAAGTGTGATATAATCAAAGCTAGGGAATCCAGAAAAAAGATTTCCTCCTCCCACATATCAGCACTCCAACCTGGAAACACCTGACTGCAGCAGCGGCCAGGTGTTTTTATGTGGGTAAAGAGAAGTCAAATATTCATGAATGGAAGGTGAGGCGGATGACAAAAGGCCAGGTCGGAAGGCCTCCAAAATATGAACACAAAGAAGAAATCGAAGGTCTAATTGAAGAATATTTCAAGAAATGTGAAGGTGAAATTTTAAAAGATGAAGAGGGAGAGGTTATTTTTGATAAATTTGGAAATCCAGTTATAGTAGGCGCAAGGCCACCAACGGTTACTGGATTAGCGCTGGCATTAGGATTCAGCACAAGATTATCTTTGCTGAATTATCAAGGAAAAAAGGAATTTATGAACACGATCACGCGCGCGAAATCAATGGTAGAGGCGTATGCGGAAGAGCGGCTGTTTGACAAGGATGGAAGTAATGGGGCGCGCTTCAGTTTAATTAATAATTTCCGCGGTTGGACGGAGAAGCCGCAGACGGATCTGGATGAGCAGGAACAGGAAGAACGGATACAGGGCATGAGATTAGACAATGCTGTAAAACGGCAGCAGGTTAAGATAGAAGAAAGCAGTAGCCTGGGAGATATTATTGAGGAGGCTTATAAAGAAAGAGATGAGCAAACTTAAAGAGGCAATACAATATTATTACCATGCTCCTGTGGATTTTGTAGAAGATGTCATTCGGGTAAAGCCTGATGATAATCAGAAAGCTATATTGCGGAGTTTGGATGCAGAGCCCATGACTTCTGTACGTTCAGGACATGGAATAGGAAAAAGTGCAGTGGAAAGCTGGGCAATACTCTGGTATCTGTGTACCCGGCCATATCCTAAGATACCATGTACAGCGCCGACACAGCACCAACTATTTGATATTCTGTGGGCAGAAGCTTCTAAGTGGATACGCAATACCCCGGCGCTGGCCAGGGAGCTTATATGGACCAAAGAAAAGATATACATGCGCGGACATCCTGAGGAATGGTTTGCCGTGGCAAGAACAGCAACGAACCCAGATGCTCTGCAGGGATTCCATGCGGAGCATGTATTATTCATCATTGACGAGGCGTCAGGGGTAAAGGACATTGTGTTTGAACCCGTATTAGGCGCTTTATCTACTAAAGGAGCAAAACTGTTAATGTGTGGGAATCCGACCAGACTGACCGGATTCTTTTATGATAGCCACCATAAAAACCGGGCGGCATACAATGCGATGCACATTGATGGAAGAACATGTGCACGGGTAGATCAGGCTTTTGTGGATAAGATTATAGATATGTTCGGCGCCGACAGCGACGTATTCCGTATCCGTGTAGCCGGTGAGTTTCCTAAAGCGGAAGCAGACAGCCTGATCGCCATGGAATGGTGTGAGGCAGCAGCAGAACTGGAAATTAAAACGAAAAATGAAAGGATAGACATAGGAATTGACGTCGCACGTTATGGAGATGACAGTTCCGCACTCTATCCTCTTTTTGATCAGCGCCGATCAGAAGAACCGGAAATATATCATCATAACCGCACAACGGAGATTTCTGGATATGCAGTACAGATGATCAAGAAATATGCGAATCTGTATCCAGATATGAAGATATACCGGATAAAAGTAGACTGTGACGGCCTTGGAGTCGGCGTATATGACAATCTGTATGATATGAGGGAGCAGATTGTGGAAGAGATATGGATGGACAGATGCACTCGGGCGGGATTGAATCCGGAAGAGCATAGCGATTATTTGGAATGCCTGGATATTCCTAAGATAGACCTGGAAATAATGGAGTGCCATTTCGGAGGCGCCGGAGGAAAGGTCAGGGAAGAGGATCCCATTGAGTACAGCAATAGCACCGGTATAATGTGGGGAGCAGTGAGGCAGGCCCTGATGGACGGCACATTGCAGATACCAAATAATGACACCCTGATAAGTCAACTGAGCAGCCGCAAATATACAGTCAATAAAGATGGCCGTCTGGAACTGGAACGGAAGGAAGCCATGAAAAAACGAGGACTCCCTTCACCGGATATTGCAGATGCGCTGGCACTTGCACTGTATGAACCTCAGGGATGGAATTTATATATTTAAGGGAGGTGAAAAGGTGGGATTATTTAATAGACGCAGAACCAGCAGAGCGGATAGCTTTACAAATAATAATTCGGCTATGATTCCGAGATTTACATCACCGCCGGCGCGTAATACCAGCGAATGGATGGAGGCATTCGGAAAAAACCCACGTTTGGCACCTGTAGAGAAGATAGCAGGAGATTTATCTTATGTAACCGGAAAGTTGTATAGGACTGACAATGATGGGAATCGTACAGAAATTACGAAACATCCATTTCTAAGTTTTATGGAACGACCTAACCCACTTGTTGAGTTTACAGCGAGTGCGATATGGAAACTTTTTCAGGAATATTTACTCCTGAAGGGGGAGGGATATTTACTTATCGAACGGTACCCGGATGGGATGCCGGCGGAGTTATGGCCAGTTCCCGTACAATGGGTACAGCAAACCCCATATTTGGGAGCTCCATACTATGTTGTTCGGACGACTGGTGGAATGATTGTGAATGTATCCATGGAGGATATGTTTACGATGAAGGATCTAAACCCGGTAGATCCATATCGAAGAGGCCTGGGACAGGCGGAGGCCGTTGCAGATGAAGCTGAGTTGGATGAGTATGCGGCAAAATTCCAAAAAAATTTCTTTTGGAACGGAGCAACACCGGATACAGCAATTGTTATTCCTGGTGGAAATGAAGATCAGGTAAAACGCTTCCGCAGCGAATGGAATGAGAAATTCCGGGGGTTCATGAAATCCCATGGCGTAGCAGTACTTACCGGACCTAAGGAATCGACGCCGATAATAACCAAACTGGCTGACAACATGAAAGATATGGACATGATAAATGGCCGGACCTTTACCCGTGATGCGATCATGGAACATTTTGGAATGCCCAGAGAAATTATGGGCATTACACAGAACAGCAACAGGGCCACGGCAGATGCAGCACAGTATATCTATGCCAGAAATGTATTGTGGCCTCGCCTTATGCAACGTCAGGATGCGATTAATCTGCAGCTGCTCCCGTATTATGGTGATGACCTGATATGGGAATATGATGATATTATTCCAAAAAACGAGGAACGGGACAAGGCGGTCGCAATGGAAGGATGGGCGAATGGACTTGTAACCAGAAATGAAGCCAAGGAGCTGCTAAACCTTGAAACAGACGATAACGGAAATATCTATAAAATTAATTTTGCAGATATGTTTGTTGATGCCAAAGAAGATTTGGTGGAAATCAGCAGCCACGTAGCCAATATGCAGTATACAGAAGGGACACCGCCTTTAGAAGAAGATAGGGACAGCATAGAACTGGTTCCTGACGAAGGTATGGACGACGAAGAAATTATATTGCATAAGGCAATGGAAATAAAAGCCAGGAGGGTGCAGACTGCAGCCAGAAGCCTGGAGGCGGTAAAACGGGAACAGAGCAGGAAATTTGAGCTTGCTATGTTTAAGTATTTGAGGAATCAATCCAGCCAGATACGTTCTTCCCTTCTAGGAACCCGGAAGGCAGCAGGCGATATCTGGGAAATGCTGCATATGACGCAGGAAGAATTTGAAGCACTTGCACCGGTGCAACAGGAACAGCTTGCTGCACAATTTGCAGATCAGCTGCTTGATTGGGGAAAGGAGGAGGAACTACTGGAAAAGATTCTGGCGCCGCTATGGTCAGAAACATACAGTAAGGGCGCAGAACAGGCACAGACGTTGTATAGGCTCAATGGAATACAGCAGCCGGCGCTTGTTTCCACAGCCCGCTTGAAAGGCGGACAAAGAATTACCAGAGTCACACAGACCACCAAGGATACCGTAAAAGATATCATTACTAAAGGATTGCAGGAAGGAAAAAATAAACAGACGCTTACGGATGAGATTGTTCTGGCAATGAATACGTCAGATGAGCGGGCACGGCTGATTGCAGCCCAGGAATGTAATACCAGTCTGCTGGCAGGAAATTTTGACATGGCCAAAACCGGTGGATTCCAATATAAGACTTGGCATATAACAGATCCGGCTAAGGCAAGGGATACTCATCGGGACCTAAATGGGAAAACGGTACGTATTGATGAGCCATTCGTAACCCTTGATGGAAATAAATTAATGATGCCATGTGATCCAGAATGCGGAAAAGCTGAGGAAACAGTGAATTGCCATTGCTTCCTCACGTATTCATAAATTGAATAAGAAAGGTGGTGATCAATTAAAAATGCAAAATCATGAATACAAAAAGATGCAGTTTAAGTTAGACAGCTACAACGAAGAGGAAGGAATATTCTCAGGGTATGGAGCTGTCTTTTCAAATGTAGATACCGGCGGGGATATCATCGAACCTGGGGCCTTCACCAAGACACTGGCCGAAGGATGGGAACGAGTCAAGATATTAGCCCTGCATAATGATTGCTGGCTGCCTATTGGGCGCCCAATTGAGCTACGGGAAGATGCCAACGGCCTATACCTGTCGGCTAAGGTGTCTGATACATCCATGGGAAAGGATATCAAAGTCCTCCTGAAGGATGGCGTACTTAATGAGTTGTCTATCGGATATGATCCTGTCGTATTTGATTATGACGCAGAGGGAATCCGGCATTTACGGGAAATAAAACTCTGGGAGGTATCAGTTGTCACATGGGCGATGAACCCTGAGGCAAAAATTACTGGCTACAAGTCTATGCAGGAGGCTGCGGAGCGCGCCTTGGAAATAGAGCAGGAACTGGCCAAAGATATGAAGGCAGGACGTAAGATAAGCAATATGCGCCTGAAATCCCTTCAGGATGCAAGCAAGGCTATGAAAAAAGCATCCAGCATCATTGACGCCGTTATCCGGGAGGTGGAAGGAGCCAAAAAGGTAAATCCCGGGAAAGAATCCAAAAGCATCTCGGTGAGGGAAGTAGAAATTTATTTTTAAAAGGAGATTAGAATGAGAAAAAAGAAGTATGTAAACAGAAATACCCAGACAAAAGCAATGAAAACAAGCGTTACTGACCTGCAGGAAATCGTAAAGGCAGCATTGAAGGAAGCTATGTCGGAAGAAGACTGTAAGGGAGAAGAGGGGGAAGAAGCAGGCATGGAGAATGCGGCGGATATTATTGAGGCTGCCATTGACTCGGTTAATAAAAGCCGCAAGGAAGGAGAAGGAATCTCTGAGGAGGACGCTGTAGACCTCCTGAATGCCGTCACAGAAAGCGAAGAGGGAAAAGCCGATGAAAATACCATTGATGTCGGAGAAGTCCTGGAAGAGGCTATAAACGCGGTGAATGAAAAAAGAAAATCAGCAAAGGCCGATGAGATTAACGATGCAGACGTAACAGATATTCTGGATGCAGTAGCTGAGGTAATGGGAGAGTCTGAACCGGAGGAAGAAGAAAAAGGAAGCAGCTCTTCAGCTGGCAGGGAAAGGAAAAGCAGGTCCATGCAGAAGAAAACCATACAGAAAAAAACCGTACAGAGAAAATACAGCAATATTTTCCTGGCAAAGCCGGAAGAAGCAACTGGCAGAAAGAAGAAAGCCGTACCTGCAGATGTAATGCTGGCGAGATCCATTAAGTGCATTGACATTTGGGGAAGACAGGATCCGGAACGTGCTGCCTATTTCGCCCAGAAAAATTATGGTGATTCCGAGATGGCGGGAGAGTTTAAAGCTCTTTCTGCTACCGGTCCTACCTATGGCGGGTATCTTATTCCGGAAGTATACATGGATGATATTATTGAGCTGTTATATCCCAAAACTGTCATTTTCGAATTAGGCGCCCAGAAAGTGCCGCTGGACAAGGGTAATCTCAACATTCCAAAAATGACGGCGGGCACCAGGGCTACATGGAGAGGGGAACAGCGAAAGATTACCAAAACCGCACCGGAATTTGGAAATATTAAACTGTCTGCAAAGAGCCTCGCTGCTATTGTACCGCAGTCCAGAGAACTGCTGATGAGTACCAGTTATTCTGCAGATGCTATTTTCGCCAATGATCTGACTCGTCGAATGCAGTTGGGTCTTGATTATGGCGGCCTGTATGGAACCGGCGGTGAATTTATGCCCTTGGGAATTTATTACAATAAAGAGGTAGAAAAAATCGATGTAACCAAGTTGGATGCCATGTACGCCTCTACGACAGGGGTTATTACAGCGGATTTCCCTGTATATCTGCGTTCTGTTGTTATGCAGAAGAACGTTGATGATCAGCGGCTTGGATGGGCATTTAACAGCATGCTTGAGGGCTTCCTGATGAATATGAAAACCGACACAGGTACCTACATTTACAGGGATGAGATGCAGGCAGGAAAGCTCCTGGGAGCACCCTATAAAGTATCCAACCAGATTCCGGTATCTTCCACCGGACTGACAGAACTGTTTTTTGGAAACTGGGCAGACATGCTGATTGGTGATCAGATGGGTATGGAAACTTTTACAACCCTGGAAGGCAGCTGGGTGGATGACGAAGGAACTACCCATAATGCATTTGAGGAAAACCTGGCAGCGACCAGAGCTACAATGTATGACGATATTGCTGTAAGGCACGGAGAATCGTTTATCGTTGCCAATAAAATCAAAGTAATGTAAGGAGGAACGTATGAAAAGAGAATTATATAATAACGTGAAGCTTATTCCCGGAGGTACAGCCGTTGCAATTGACCGCAGCGGCTTTCTTTCTGCCATTGTGGCAGCATCAGTGACTACGGCAGCGGATGGTCAGAAGGTTGCATTTTCCGTAACCCATTGTGATACACAGGATGGGGAGTTTGTCGCAGTAGATGATGACCATATTGGCATTGATGGTCCGTTGCGTGAGGCAGCAGTAAAGACAGGGGATATGCTCAATGTGGATATCGATCTCCTGGGGTGCAAACAGTACATTAAAATTACGCCGACCACGGAAGCTACCGTTGTATATGCAGTAGTATTGGGAGATCCGGCGCAGGCACCGGTTTAAGGAGGCTGTATGATAAGACGCTATGAAGTCCCGAAGCCGGAATCGACTCCGGAGAAAAAGAAAACAAAACCCACAGGCGATACAAAAAAGCCTGCTGAAACAAAGATGCAGAAGGGACCTGGAGAGAATAAGTAATGCGATAGGGGGATGCAAAATGTCTGTAAAACAGCTTAGGGAAAATGCATTAACTACATTGGATGATATGCTGGAGTTTATGGGAATGGATGCGGAAACAGCTCCGGATACCGTAAAAAACAATATTACCAGGCTGATTAATGCAGCATCCTCCTATATTGAGGCTGTTACCGGGCGCAAATTCCGGAAGCAAAAATATGTAGAGAAACATTTTGCTTCTGGGTACCAGGAGCTATGCCTAAATCAGTACCCCATAATCCAAATAGAATCGGTAATTGGGGATGATGGTAACCAGATAACCGATTTCGACCATTCCGGATGCGGTGAGTATGGCGTACTTTTTCGGAATCAAGGCTGGGCAATCAAGGGATATCGGCAGGGCCTGGCGGATGATATCCGCCTCGGCAGCAGGTATTTAACAGTAATCTATACAGCGGGATATGTGCTTCCGAAGGATGCAACAGAAGATGAACAGGAAACGCTGCCATATGACCTGCAGATGATTGTATGGCAGATTGTACAGCAGCAATGGAGTCTTGCCAAGAATGGAGCCAATGGGCTTTCTGCTTTTTCTATTTCTGATGTTTCCTGGACATTTGATAAAGAGCTGGGTAGCCAGGTACAGGAAATTATCAATAGCTATAAAAGGGTGGAATGCTGATGGAAGTGGAAGACAACGTAACTCCGGAAATCGAAAGAATAATTGCAGAACTACAGAAGCTAAAAGGGTTGACAATCCATGTAGGGATCCAAAATGGGAATACAAAGGGGGCTGCAGGGGAAGAAAAAGACACCCCAGCGGATATCCTGACGATTGCCGGAGTACATGAATTTGGAGCAACGATAAAAGCTAAAAATGTCAGCAATTTGGCAATACCAATAGCAGATAAGGCTATCGGAAAAAGCCCGCGGGACTTTGAAGGACTTTTCTTTATCCGTTCAAAGGCGGGCTATTTGTTTGGATGCATCAGTCCTAAAAGAAAGGGTGCACCAAAACAAGCTGGACGGCCGAAAGATACAAAGCCAGGGCTGCATAAACCTGGACCGGGCAAACCTCCAGAAAAAAATGAAGAGGATATTGAATATCTTTTTATTCTCTTCCCATCAGTGGATATACCAGAACGGAGTTTTATAAGGGCTGGATATGATGCAAATAAGGATGTCCTGGAAGATGCCTGCAAAAAAGCTGTTGCGGGGATTATTTTTGATAGCTGGGATGCATTGACGGCGGCAAACCATATAGGAATGACCGCCGTTGGATGTATCCAAATGTACCTGAATACTCCAAGCAATTTTGACAAAAAGGGTAGTATCACAAAGGCTACATCAAAATGGCCCAATAGCCCGCTGGTGGAAAGCGGGAGATTACGAAATTCAATTACATATGTAATTGAAGGAGGTTGACTATGATTGAAGCATTTGCTTATGCGCGGCCGGAAATTCCGGAGGGACTAATGCATGAAATGTTCGATGTCCGTAAAAAGGATGGTGATTATGATTCTGAAAATGGAGGACAGTGGGTACCAGGAACTGAAGAACGTATACCCTTTAAAGGAGTTATTCTTCCGGTAACAAGCAAGGATCTGATGCGGGAGGAAATCGGAACATACAGTCTGCACAATCAAAAGGTGTATACCAATGGATACAGCCTGGCAATAGGAGCGCAGATGTATGATCCTGAAGGAAATATGTCCTATACAGTAAAACAGGAGCTGGGATATAACTCCATACATCCCCAGAAGAGGTATCTGATTGAAGCGAAAGGGAAGGCAGAAGAATGACACCGAAAGAAGTACGTAATGTGGTGACTAAGCAACTGGAGGATTACTTGGGCCTGAGGGTATACCGGTCAGGGCAGGTGGCACCGGAAGCTGAACTGCCATATCTGATATATAGCATAACCTCTCCTTATATTGCGGAACCTACCATGGGACACTACGATATAGAGCGGGAAGCGAACGAGGCATATCTACACCGCAGGGAACGGGCAGGAATGTCATTCTCTTTCACCGCCTGCAGTCAGTCACGGTATGGGGAAGGCGGAATGTATATTCAGGGCGAAGATGAAGCAATGGAAATAGCAGATAAGGCCCAGGGATGGTTTTTGCTCTCTGGGAGGGATGAGCTATCCATGGCGGGGATTGTAGTTGAAGATGTCAATAATGTGCAGCAGCGAAATGTACTTATGGTGGATGAAGAAGCAAACCGTTATGGATTTGATGTCTTACTCCGCTATGTCAGAGATGATAGGATGGCTGCCGGAAATATTGAAAAAATTATAGCGAAAGGAAAAAAGAATGAATGATGTAGTAGTTATCGTGAAACGGGATACAGCAGCGCTTCCGGCAGATACACTGGATATTCTTCTTATCTTGACAGATGCAAAGATAGAGGCCGCAGTATATACAAGTCTGGAAGCGGCTGAGGCCGGCCTGGGAAAAGAATCCGCCGGTTATAAAAAAGTGAAAGCCCTGTTTTCGCAGGAAAAGGCAAGGCCAGTGCCGGAAAAGCTTATCCAGAGTATCAAGGTTGTGGGATTTGCAGATATCACAACGCCGGAATCTCTTATTGCTGCAATCAAAGAGTATCAGAAATCGGATAATGATTGGTATTTTTTCATGACTGATAAATCTGAGGATGAATACATAGAAGCTCTTGCAGCGTTTGCAGAAAATTCAGAACCAACAGAAATTGAACTTAAATCAGGAGTGGAGGATCATCGGAAAGTTTATTTCGGACAGACAAGCAATAAGGAACTTAAGGTTTCCCATGCCCGCGCTGCCGTGATATATACTGAAAATCTGGATGAGCATGCCGATGCTGCCTGGATTGGTGCCGTAGGCCCTTGGTATCCACAATATGTGACCTGGAAATTCAAGATGCCCGCGGGTATGACTTATCCGGCATTATCGGCAGATGAAATAAAGGCGCTCGAAAATAACAGCGTGAATTTTGTGACAAATGAATATAAGCGCAATTACATTAAAAATGGCATGTGTTCTGACGGAGAATTTATTGATTCCGTTATCGGCGGTGATTGGCTGGCAAAAGAGATCCGCGGTCGAATTTATGATGTGTTTATGGATAATCCAATCATTCCCTACGGTGACAATGGTTTTACGCAAGTAGGAGCTGCCGTTCTGCAGGCTATGAACAGCGCTGCAAAAAACAATATTATTGCTGTTGACCAGAGCACAGGTATGGGAATCTATTCTGTAGTTATTCCAAAATGGGAAGATTCCACGGAAGAGCAGCGCAGAAAACGGATTATGCCTGACATTACATGGAAAGCGCAGCTTGCCGGAGCAGTACACAGTGCCACGGTAAGAGGCACTTTATCTGTAGAATTATAAGGAGGCAGCTATGAGCAGTATAACAAATTATAACCCTATGAAAGTATCGGTTATAGTAGACGGCCGGATTATTACCGGATTTTCGGATGCATCTATGGTTGTAATAACCAGAAATGAAGATATTGTTTCTACGGCCGTAGGCACACAGGGAGATGTGGTCTATTCAGAAAATGCAAACCGGTCAGGAACAATTACCTTATCTCTTCAGGAGACTTCTTCCTCAGTTGATTTCCTGAGGGGGATTGCCAAGGGAAGAAAAGAAGTTACTGTTGTGATTTCCGATACAAATAAGACGCCGGCAGAAGTAACAAGTGCAAACCGCTGCCGCATCACGAAAATACCAGACAATAAAAAAGAGAAGACAGCAGGAAGTATCGACGTAACGATCTTTGCACCAGTAATTGAGGATTAGTGGATGGAAAAGAAAATATGGCCGGACAGGCCTAAGGGATTAAGTGAAAGGAGCTATAGAAAATATATGGCAAGACAAAAAAAGGTGACAATAAACGGACAGGATTACACTTTGCAGAGTGTTTCTCCAAGATGGTATTTTGATGCAAATGACCGGCATGGGATGACAGGAGGAAAGAAGAATACAGCAGGATATGTTGATGAAATATTTAAAAATGTTGTTGTAGAACCACCGGAAATTAAAGCTCAGGGAATCGAATATTTCTGCGATATGGATGATGGAATTGAAGTTACCGAACAACTGCTGACGGAGGTGGAATCCTTTCTTAGAGGAAGAAAGTAATACAGATAGAGCGAGAAAAAAAGCCAAGCAAAATGAAGCTTTTTGGTTCCTGCTCTATTCAGGCGCAGGATTGAGTTATACAGAAATGATGCAAATGGATCTATCTGAATACCTAGAAGCTATCGAAGCAAAGTTATTGTATAACGAGGAAATACAGCGGAAGAACGGAGGTGATGTTGTAGATGGCTGATCAAAGAAATATCACCTTCGGGATGCAATTTAGCAGTCTGGATAAGGCCGTTACACAAATGAAAGACCTCCAGGGAACCATTGAAGATACTAAGGAGGATATGGTAACCCTGGAACAAGAAAGTGATGAAGTCGGAACCCGGATAAAAGCGGGAATCGGAGTAGCAGCAGATGGTTTCCGTGGGATGGGTACTGAGGCAAGAAGGGCAGGAACTGATATCGGAAATGGTTTCGACGATGCCAGGTCCGGATTTCGCAAAATGGGCGCTGAAGCATCCAGCATGGGAAATGCTGTTGCAAGCAGCGCAGGAAAAGCATTAAAGGAGTATAATTCCTTCCCTAAAGCCATTAAAGCTGGTATGCAGGGAGCCTTTGGATATGCCGAAAAGAAAGCAACCGGTTTTCAGAAAAAACTTGCTATCGGTGCAAAGAAAGTATCTCAGGTATTTAAGGATCCAATAGGTACCATTAAAAATAAACTATCCGATGCCCTGGAAAAAGCCGGAAGTAAAATAAATGATGTAGAAGATGATGCTGAGAGTGCGGAAAAAGACCTAAAGGACATGGGAGACTCCGGCGAAAATGCAGGAACCAGTATCAAGAATGCATTAGGTGGTGTCGTAGGAAAATTTGCTGCCCTTGGCGCCGGTATTGAACTTTTAAAAGCAGGAATGGAGGCAGCGAAAGGATTTGCCTCTTCTGTACTTGAAATTGCAAAAAATACTGAACATGTCGGAGCCAAATTCGATTCAGTTTTTGCTGATGATGTGGGTATATCCGCCTGGGCTGATAATTTTGCTTCCGGAATTAACCGGAGTAAAACAGAGATACAAGATTTCCTTGTGCAAAACAAAGCAATGTACCAGGAACTCGGAATTACGGGAGCGGTCGCAAACGACCTGTCCAAAATGACCACATCTCTTGCTTATGATTTTGGTGCTGCTTTTAAGATGGATGATGCCGAGGCCTTATCCACAGTACAGGATTACATATCAGGGAATACCGCGGCTCTATCCCAATACGGTGTGCAGATAGATGATACAGTGTTGCAGCAGACTGCACTGAGTATGGGACTCAACAAGAACATTGAGGATCTGTCAGATGCGCAAGCAGCCCAGGTGAGAATGAATGCGCTGCTGGAAAACAGTACCTCTATCCAGAAACAGGCAGCAGGCGCCCAAACAGGATATGCAAATGGGATAAAGTCCATTAAAGCAAAAGCAACAGATATGCTTTCTACAATTGGCGCTAAATTTGCACCGGCATTTGATAAAATTGTAGGCTCGGTATTGAATGCATGGCCTGTTGTAGAACCTGTTATTACAGGCCTTTTCGATAAATTGGCTCGGGGAATGGAAACAGCAGGCCCCGGGTTAATTAATTTTGCGGTAACAGCGCTGCCGCCGCTGATATCTACTCTGCAAGAAGTGTTTGGGGCTGCGGAACCAATAGGATCTGTACTTATTGGATTAGCTACAACAGCAATTCCACCGTTGGTGAGTGCTTTGTCTCCGGTCGTCTCTGTTATCGGAAAATTAGCACAGACTATTTTACCTCCATTTGCACGTATTATTTCGATGATTGCGACATCTGCAATTCCGCCATTGGTGGAAATTGCCAGTACTTTGATCAGCACAGTAATTGAGCCGGTAGTACCAATATTAGAAAATGTGGTATCGGCCATTATGCCGGGATTACAGAGTATGTTGCAGGCGATATCACCGCTTTTATCGGCCCTGTCTCCTGTTCTGCAGGTTATAGGCACCGTGCTGGGAAATATTGTCGGATTCCTGGCAAAAATCGTTGGTTATGCAGCAGAAGGCGTAGGAACAGTCATAGGAAAAATTGCTGGCCTGTTTGGTGGAGGTGGAAACGGAGGAGACAGCGGAGGAGATGATCTCCCGCATAATGATTCCGGAACACCTGATTTTCCTGGTGGTTGGACGCATATTAATGAGCGCGGCGGGGAAGTTGCATACCTTCCCAGCGGAAGTACAATTATTCCGGCTGATAAGAGTCGGCAGCTGCTTAGTAATGTATCCGGAGGCAGTGCGGCGCCTATGGATATAAATCTCAATGTGACAGTAACAATATCTGGAGATATTCCAGAAAATAAGCTGCACGAATTGGAAGAATCCTTCCGCAGAATTGTACAGAACGAATTCCCTCCATTAATAAAAAAAGAAATGGATAAAGAAACAAAACGGAAGGCTATACAGGAGGGATTTGCATAGGAGGTGGTAATAATTGGGATATCGGATAACCGGTGAAAAATGTGGAAGTATTCGGTTTGAACCGGATACGGGAACGATTAATAAAGAAGGCATTACAATGTCGAGTAAGATGACAGAAAATGCGATTGAGGACGGCAGTTCTATCAATGACCATGTAATAAAAAGTTCGGAACAATTTCCCATTGGCGGTATCCTGGTAGGCGGAAATGCTGATGCTGACAGATTGACCCGTATGTGGAAAGAAAGGGATTTGCTTACCTATTCTGGCCGTGTGCGGGGAAATAATCTGATTATTACCAACCTGAGCATTACTTCCGAACATAAAAACGCGGGTGGCTGTAGCTTTACGGCCACCCTTCAGAAAGCCAATATTACTACAAGCGCATATATCGAGATGGGGGAAACTCTGATGAGCCAGGATGATGCCAGAGAAAAAACAGGAAATAAGACCGCGGCAACGAAAAATGCGGGAATGACAACAACGGTATCGGAAGCAATCACGGGAAATGCGTATACCAGTTACGTAAATTCTTATAATGGAAAGAGCAGCGGCGGCCCATCATCACGGAAAACTGCCGGTTATGATGGGGTGAGATGATGGGGTTAAATGTTATTGAAGCTGCCCATACCGTAAAATACATTCCGATTGCTGCAGATAAGGTACCTTACAGTTTTAGCATTAAGCTGGAAGATAGGACATTTACATTTAATGTCAAATACAATGACCAAGGGAAGTTTTATACTGTGGACTTGTCTATTACAGCCACAGGAGAGGTATTGTGTTATGGGGATCCAATCAGATATGGGAGGCCGATGTTTGGCAGTATAGAAGATGACCGGTATCCGATTCCGGTTATTATTCCGTATTGCCTGGAGGGAAAGGAAACGGAAGTCACGGAAGACAATTTCGGGAAATCGATTAAACTGTATTTGCATGAAAGGCGGGAAAAATGAGATTTTTTATTCGCAGTGCAACCATCCAGATAGGGGCTAATCAATACAGTATGGATAACGGTTTTTATTTTGAGTTTGAGATTCCTTTCAAGGATTCTGAAGAGCTCCAGACTGTGACATTTAAGGTTTACAATTTGTCAGAGGGTACCCGGAATAATATTCAGAGGGGTACCCCTATTATTTTGAATGCGGGGTATGAGGGAGATATTGGAACAATATTTGTTGGGGCAGTCAATGCCGTGAGCAGCGAAAAAAGTGGTACAGATTGGATTACCGAGATATCCGCAACCACAGCACTTGAGGAATGGCTAGGGAAAACCATAAATAAAACATATCTGCCGGATACCACGGCAAAAAATATCGTCCTGGATCTTCTGACTATATTCGGGCTGGAAATAGGGAGATTTGAGCTTGTAGAGGATATCACCTATCCACGCGGCCGAGTTTGCCAGGGAAAATTAAAGGATATATTAAAGCAGATCGTGGTAAACGAATGCGGCAGCAGGCTATTAATCAGGAATAATCAGATTAATATCAATAATCCTGAGGAAGGAATCAACATGGGTTATCTTCTGACGCCGGAAACCGGACTCCTGGCTTCCGGAGGGGAAAAAGATAATACCTTAATAGCCACGGATGAGCAGGAAACAAAAGAAAAGAAAAACGAAAAAGCAAAGACAATAAAAAGAAAATGTTTGCTAAACCATAGAATAGGTCCTGGAGATATTGTCCAGGTGCAATCTCATAGTATAAATGGAACGTATATGGTGGTTAGTGGTAGCCATAAAGGGAGTCCAACGGGAGACTGGTACACAGAAATGGAGTTGAAAATTTCATGAATAGATCTGAAGGGTATGCTTATGAAGAAGCAAAAAAAAATGCAATATTCCAGCAACTGCATGTAGCGGCCCTGGTGCAGGTTATTGCCACCTATCCTGAAAAAATGGAAGTGGACGTAAAGCCGCTGGTTAAAAGTCTGCGGGAAGGCAGTTATATTTCCCAGCCCCCCATTCTGCGGGTACCAGTCATGCAACTTGGAAGCGCCGCCTTCCCTATTCGTCCGCAGTATGAAGAAGGAGACTGCGGATTGATTGTGTATCTTGACCAGGACAGTGATAATGTACTGCTATCGGGACAGGAAACGGAGCCGCAGACGGAAAACTACCATGCGGCCGCATATCCAATATTTTGTGGAATTGTGAAAACAAATGTGGATAAAAATCCTGAAACCTATCTTGAGGTAAGCCGGAAGGGAATAACTATCCATGGGAAAATAAATATCAAAGGGGAACTGTTAGTCAACGGAACTCCTGTCGGGGAGGGATAGCTATGACACAAAACGTAACCTTAAAAATTGATGAAACAGGGGATCTGGTTATTGGAGAAGATGGGATAATGGAAACTTTGTCAGGGATAGATACTACCGCACAAAATATCCGGATGAACCTTAAAACCGGAATAGGGGATTTCCCACTTGTTCCCAGCCATGGTACCGATTATGAAAAAATTTTTAAGGAAAATACAGAGCTGCAGGACATAGCGGAAGAATTTAGGGAAAGTATCTATCAGGAATCAGCGGTAACTATGGTTGAAGATCTTACGGCGACAAAAGATGGACGGGATATGCGTGTTTCATTCCGGGCCGTAACGGCGGCAGGGGATACGTTGGAATCGGAGGTGACGTTGTAAGATGATTACCGCAGAAAACTGGGGCCTAACCGAAAAAGGATTTTACCGTCCCACCTATGTAGAAATTCTGAATGCCCTGGAGTACAAAGCACGGGAATTATTCCCGGATAAAGTAAATCTTACGGTACGCTCTCCAATTGGAATTTTCTTACGAATTTATGCATGGATGTTAAATATACTGTTTTCGGTAATTGAAGATGTTTATAATAGTCGTTTCATCGATACATCGGTCGGAACATCCCTTTATAATCTTGGGAAAAGCATAGGATTGCAGGTGCTATCTGCAGGAAAAGCGACCGGATATGTAAATATCACGGCAAAAGCCGGAACAATAATACCTGCAGGCTATCTGGTTTGTACCCCAGGCGGCCTGCAGTATTCTGTTATGGCCAAGGTAAAGGTGGGAAGCTCAGGGAAAGTACTGGCGTTAATCCAGGCCCTGGAAAACGGAGTGGAGTATAACACACCAGCCGGCACTATCAATATGATTGTGAATCCTGCATCAGTGGCAGGTGTAACATCTGTAAATAACGATGCTGATGTTATCGGCGGCCGGGAACGCGAAACCGATGAAGAGTACAGACAGCGCTATTATAATTCGGTTGATTATTCCGGTGGGGTAAATGCTGATGCAATAAGAGCAGCTTTATTGCAGGAAGTCCCCGGTATATATACAGCCTATGTGTATGAGAACGACAAAGATATTCCTGATACTGAGTATGGCTTGCCACCGCACAGTATTGAGGCAGTGGTTTATGGCGGTCTGGATGAAGACATAGCAAAAGTAATATATACCAGAAAAGCTGGCGGGGTGCAGACCACGGGCAGTGAGACAGTCAGTATTCTGACTGCATCAAAACAGGAAAAAGATGTGTATTTCTCACGTCCCGAACTGGTACCGATATATATCCAGATAACTAACCTCGTAACAAACACAAATTTTGAGGGGAATGATACCATCGTACAGGCACTCATGAATTATATAGGCGGAAGTGCAAATGGAGGCCTGGCAATTGGTGAGAATGTTATTTTTATTTCTATTCCTGGCGTAATAAGCGCAGTACCAGGAGTGGTAGACTTCAAGCCCCGTATTGGCAGCGCTGCCGGGCAATATGGGGAAAGTAATATTGAGATAGGTATCCGGCAGAAAGCTATTACATCCGAGGGAATGGTGGTGTTCACATGAATTTTGTTACGCAGATGTTGGAAATGCTGACAAGCGCATATACAAGGGAGGATTTAATCCATATTCCTCGGGGCCAGCCCCCGAAAACAAATATAGGCCGTTTGCACAGTGTCCTTGGTTGGGGATTCGATATTGTAAAGGAAAACGCTGAACGGGTAAAACTATGGGATGACCTGGATCAGGCAAAGGGAAAAGTCCTGGACAGATATGGGAGCAACTATGGGGTTATGCGGGGAACCGCTTCAGATAGCATTTACCGGATTATGATTAAGGTAAAAATCATCTCCATGTTATCTGCAGGGAACCTGGATACCATTATTAATGCAGCGGCAGTACTTTTTAATGTAGCTCCGGAAGATGTGGATATTGATGAGGTCTTTCCCGCTAAAATATATCTGTATATTGATGAGGATAAGTTGGATGCAGAACACAAAGCTGTAGCGGATAGTATAGCAGCACTCATGCACCGGATAAAAGCTGCCGGCGTAGGAATGCGTATTTTTTATCGGACTTATCATTCTACATCAGCGCCAATATATGTTGGGCGTGTATTTTGCAAATATGTGAAGATGACAGTACAACCATACAAAGGTAATTCTCATTTTGCTGCATCAGTTCCGATGCAATGTGCCGCCGGAGGTCTGGTGTATGTAGAACGCACGTATTTGCCAAAGGAGGTAAAAACTTGAATGGAACAGTTATAACCAAAAAGGGGCTGATGCTCATAACAAAGCTGTTAGCCTGCAACGGAGAATTGGTATTTTCCAAGGTTGGAGTTGGAATTGGTAAAGTCCCATCAGGATATGACCCGTCAAGTATGATTGATCTAAACAATTATAGAATGGACGGTGAAATATCCGAAATAAAAGCGGACACTGAGCGTAGTCAGGCCTCCATCCGGTTCCAGGTGAGCTCCATAGGGGTTTCAGAAGCCTTCACGGTAACGGAAGCGGGAGTGTATGCAATGGATCCAGATGAAGGAGAAGTTTTATATGCATACTTGGATATGTCAGATGATCCACAAATGATATATGATGCAGAATCCACCATATCCAAATTTCTGGAAATGACGCTTGTCGTTGTCATAGGAACAGTAGAAAGGATTACCGCGGTTATCAGCCCACAGAGTCTTATCAGCAAGGAAGAGTTTGATAAGCAGATTACGGCGCTGCAGGAAGAAAAAGTGAATATCGTTGTGACAGATCAGGACATCACCATACCTGAAAGAAAGGAAAAGACCTTTTATTTTATCAAAAAGGCAGCTTCCGAAATTATTCCAAATACAAATATTATGGCCAGTCCCACGGTGGGATATAGGCTATTAGACGAAATTTAGGAGGGCAAAAATGGCAAATTATAGAGTGCGCGTGCAATTATACAATGGTGATACTTTAATGGGGGATGCAGATGTCCAGACAATAGCAGATCTGGTTTATTTCACGGATGGAGAGACATTTCAGGAAAAATATGATTCTGGTCAGCTGAAAGGTCAAAAAGGAGATACGGGAGCAGCTGGTGCAAAAGGTAATACTGGTGCTACTGGTCAGCGCGGTAGTCTCTGGTATCATGGTACTGCAATTACCGGGACGGCGACCGCGGGTACAATTTTTAGCAGCAGTGGAATATCTTCTGCTTTAGCTAATGATGCTTATCTTAATACATCAACAGGAAATGTCTACAAATGCACAAAAGGCGGCGCTGCAAGTGTAGCTGAATGGGCGTATACGGGTAGCATAAAAGGAATTAAGGGGGACAAGGGAGACAAAGGAGATAAAGGAGATACGGGAGCTGCAGGGGCAGCAGGAACCCCTGGAAGCATGTGGTATAAGGGTACAGGTATCACAGGTACATCCACTACTGCAACAAGCTATAGCGGTAGTGGAGTAACTAATTCCCGAGTAAATGATTTATATCTTAACACAAGTACAGGGAATGTATATCAGTGTACTACTGCGGGAGCTGCCAGTGTTGCAAAATGGATCTACATAGGATGCATTAAGGGGCCGGAAGGTGCAAAGGGAGCAAAAGGTGATACTGGTGCAGCAGGTGCAAAGGGAGATAAAGGAGATACTGGCGCGCAGGGAACGGCCGGCACCCCTGGCAGTATGTGGTATAACGGTACCGGAATTACAGGAAACTCTACTACGGCAACAGTTTTTTCTAATAGTGGAGTATCAAACGCACGTGTAAATGATATGTTCATTAACACAAGTACCGGATATGTGTATAAATGTACAACTGCCGGCGCCGCCACCGTAGCTAAGTGGATCTATATCGGAAATATCAAAGGGGCAACAGGTTCACCAGGACCTAAAGGTGATAAAGGAGACAAGGGAGACAAGGGAGATCCTGGAGATAAGTTAAAATTTGGTAAGAGCTATGACCAAGCTTCTGAAGTGAGGTTATTCCTCAAACAATTAGTGGAGGCATAATAAATGGCAGAAATATATAAAGGAGTATTTGAGGACGATAAAGGAAATAGGTATTACGCCGCAAGCGATACTGAAATAACATATGATACAGCAGGGATTCCGCTTAATAATGGAGGCGATTTATCCGAGGCAAGCGTAAATTTTACGGTAAGCTCATCACGCAAAGCATTAACAGCAAAAGCACGATTCAAAGCGCTTATGGGAGACATTGCAAAATGGTTGACTGATTTAGGACCGGCTGCCTTTTATAAGGTGGCCGACGACTTCACAACAACTGCAGAAAACTATTTATTTACTGCCCGGAAAGGAAAGCAGCTGAAGGACGAAGTGGATAACTTAAATCAGAATTTAAACGGATATAAATTTGATGTAATAGACGGCATACCGAGTTATAAGGCAGGTGCGGATGCAGCCTGGGTCCCATTTAGTAATCCTGAGGTATATTTTGCGCAGTACTCATTTCCTGGCGATCAATCAACAATACCGTTCACGCTTAGTAAGGCACAATTATGGCTTTTAACCAATGGTAATTGGTTTACACAATACCAAAATCAGCTCAAACTACAGATAAATGGTGCAACAGTGCCGGTTGCTTCCTATACAAAATATAATAATTGTTATATAGCCAAATATGATACGAAGCAATATATCAACAGTGCTGCATCCCTTGTGGTAAACAGGTCAATGGTAGTTACCAATACCTATACTTATATTATGCTTATAGGTGTTTAAGCCAGCTTTATACGCTCCGGGCAACAATCCACATGACCCGGTATTTCCCCTCGAGGTGCGAAATTGCGCCGGAACCATTTACGGCGCTTGCAGAAAGCGTTGTTTTATTACCATCAAGATTTGTGCTCATTCGCGGGAACATGCGTACATTATCACAAATAAACATAACAGCATAGTTTGTGTCCGGGAAGCCGGCATTATGAGTAAGGGTGGTATTTCCACCTGAAAAGGTTAGTTCCGTAATGCCTGCCTTTACAGTCGGAAGGCCAGCTAAATTCTGATTTAACAACTAAGCTGCCGGCTGCTGAGTGCCGGAGAAAGAGGATAACATGATTATTACTGGAATGAAGCATTTTGAGAATGTTTGTCAGAAAAAGTTGGTTGAATGGTATCACAAAAATAGACCGGAAACAGAGATTGATTTAGGAGATGTATTTATCGTTTGGGGATGTAAAACTTTACAGAATTATAAGTGCCTTGCATCTACAACAATCAGCGGGGACGGCATCTATGCGGAATACACATTCAATGGCGATAAACAGGAATTGTACGAAGATGTTTACAAGAAATTGACAAACGTCTGCCATACGGAGGAATAACTACTGACTTCTGATTTAACAACTAATAACCATTGTTGACAGGTCCTCTTTGAGGGCTTATTTTTATATGTTTTTTACCCGGATAATCCGGGAGAAAGAGAGGTTTTTATGATTCGTACTTTAGTACTTAATGATGGTACTGAGATTGTGATGGAGGACAATTCCACCATACGTAATGCTCGTGTTTTATCTGCATCCAAAGCAGAGATGGTATCTACTTGGGATAAATTTACCAATGCGAACCTTAAAAAAGTGGAAACGCATATCGATGGAGAATTTTCAGGAGGTTATTCTGAACTGGTATTGGATGACGAAACATCGGTGGTACAGGCAGATGGGAAAATTCTAACGGAATATCACCTCAGAGAAAAAACAGAATTGGAAATCTTGAGAGAAAGAGTTGCTGCACTGGAAGCGGGCCAGGGCGTGCAGGACGGAGCAATTGATGATCTGGGAATAGTAACATCCAGTCTTGCAGAAAAAGTTGAAGGAGGACAGGCATAATGGGTAGATTTTACGGAATGAAAATTTTATCAGGTGAAAAAACATTGGAGGAGATTCCGAAACTGTGGAAGGCAGCTACAGAGAAGTGGCTGAGAGAAAATCAGGAGGTATAACCCTTGGAAAGATGGGACATTGTGCTTGTCATTGTTGTCCTGATTGACCTCTTCATATCTGTCTACAAGCCTATGTCTGGTAACACGAAGGCAATGACTGAACTTAATATTACAATGAAGTGCCTATCTGAAAAAATTGAAAAATTTGATTCTCGGATGGCAGATATGGACGTGAAAAACCATGAATCTCATCGGAGAATCTGGGAACACAATGAGGAACAGGATGAAAAACTGAATAATCATGAAACCCGTTTACAGGTCTTGGAAAAGGAGAAGTAAATGAAAAGAAAAATTGAAAAAGGAACTATTGTAAGGACAATTGTGTTGGGTGTGGCGCTGGTAAATCAGTGTCTAACTATTGCTGGAAAGAGTCCACTTCCTTTCTCTAATGAGGAAGTAGGCCAGGCAGTATCTGCGGTTATTACTGTTGGAGCATCACTCTGGGCATGGTGGAAGAATAACAGTTTCACACAGCCGGCAATTGAGGGCGATACAGTTATGCATGAACTGAAGGGAAAACAGTAAAAACATGAGGGACGGGCAACCGTCCCTTTCTTTTTTTGGAGGAAAGACTATGAGGATTAATATACATGCTGGGCATAACCCGGATGGAATGACCGCCTGCGGCGCTGTGGGGCTTATACGGGAGTCTACAGAAGCCCGAGCGGTGAAAGATAGGGTGGTAGCACAATTGACCGCTATGGGCCATACAGTGCATGATTGTACCTGCGACAACGGCACGGGCAAAGTGGATGTACTCAAACGTATTGTGGCAGCCTGTAATAGTCATGAGGTGGATTTGGATGTGTCCATCCATTTCAACGGCGGTGCACAAGTCGAGGCTGATGGGAAGACAACGGGAACGGAAGTCCTGGTGTATAACAATGCTTCCAGGGCAGTTCCACGGGCGCACCAGATTGCCGATAGCATAGCCGCGCTGGGGTATCGTAACCGTGGCGTCAAGGAGCGTCCGGGATTATATGTCCTGAAACATACCAAGGCACCGGCGCTACTGGTTGAGTGCTGCTTTGTGGATGATCCGGAAGATGTCTCGTTATATAGTGCCGACAGGATGGCAGCGGCTATTGTGGCTGGCATAACCGGACAAGCAGCAGAGACTACGGCAGACGCAGCAAGGCTGGCAGCGATGAGCCGGGAAGAATTTGTGGAGTACATTGGCGGGATGGCTGCGGCAGATATGCAGACATCTGGCATTCTGGCAAGCGTAACCGCAGCGCAGTCCATCTTAGAGTCTGGTTATGGCAAGTCGGAGCTGGCTCTGCAGGCGCTTAATCTGGGCGGGATGAAAGCGGAGCTGTCCGGTAATACTTGGGCGTCTGCCTGGGACGGCCGGACCTATATTAAGGATACTGCAGAGCAGCGGGCAGATGGTAGCTATTATACAGTGACGGCGGCCTTCCGGGCTTACCCATCGGTGTCGGCATATCTGGCTGACCATTCCGCTTATTTGGCCGGGGCCAGGGCAGGAAGTGACCTGCGGTATGCCGGAGTTATTGGCTGCAGGGATTACCGGAGGGCTTTTGAGATAATTAAGGCGGGAAATTATGCGTCATCCCTGGACTATGTAGACAAGCTCTGCGCGGTCGTCGAGCGTTGGAATCTTACCCGATTTGACAATGTTGCAGTTCAGGAGCCGGGGGTAATACATACATTGTCGGTAGCGGATGTATGGACAAGAGAAGAAGCAGAAAAATTTATGAAACAATATGAAGCGAAGCTTGCATCCATAGGGCTGCGCGGAGTCATTCATAAGGTGAAAATTTTAGAATAAAAAAATAAGGAGCGCTTATTCGGCGCTCCTTTACTATTTATCTGAGCAGTTTGGGAGGACGTTTTAAATCCAGAATGCCTTCGTTTAAGCAAGCATGGAAGAAAAACGGTGAGGGAGTGTTTTTGGTATAGTCATAAGTGTATGGCATTAGGCCAAGATCCAAAATGCCAGTATAAGCAGTTTTAATATGTTTAAATGGGCAAGGCTCAACATAAGCAGGAAATTCGGCCGAGCCAAAATAGGGGGATTTATAATAGTTTTCGCGGTCCAGCCTACGTCTTATGATATCGGTTATTTTACCTGGGTTGTCCGCGGGACCAGCCTTATCAGTTATTACAAAATGGGAATCAATTATATAATCTACATTTTGTAATGCGAAAACGAATGTGGAAGAATCAAAGGATGTATTTACATATTTGATTTGACTGCGTACATAGATGCGGTCAATAATCCATTCGACTCCCGGGTGCCAGTATATACATTCCATCAACCCGCGCGCTGCCGGCGGGGTGATCATGGGATAGCTAAATTTATCTATTGTTAATTCTGGCCTTGCAAATAAAGCAAGGTCACCATATGCATGCACTCTAAACATTTTATTCCCCTCCATTATGTATTCTATCCATAATATACAATGGATAATATAAAAAATCAAGTAAGGAGCTGGTTAACCAGCCCTCTTTTTTTAGGCGCAAAACTGATATGAAATATAAAAGTTGCATCCGGTCCACTTATCCCGGTATCCTACGGGGATGTTGTATGTATTGCTTAACCGGTCTGCCATAACTCGGATATCATTTTCCGCCGGCAGAAAGTCGCATCCTATTACAGGATTGTATTTGCGGAGTGTCCAAAACACATTATTGTAAGCGGAAAGCTTGTGGCCGATACTGCCCAGGTCGTCCGTATCCGTATCCCCAAAAATGACCGTCCTTATATCAACGAGTACTCCCGTCTGCTGGCACATATCAATTATCTGCATGATATTGCCAATGCTGGCCGGATTGACAAGAGTGTTGCTGCGCCGTGCGATTTCCTCCGGGGTTGCGCCCTTAAAATCAATAGCGACATAATCCAAGTATGGAAGCAGAGTGCAGATTAAGGAAGGGGAGCTACCATTGTGCGCCAATGATATTTTTTGACCGTGTTTGTTCCAGCAGTATTTTGCAATCTGCAGGCTTTCTGACGGAAACATGCACGGATCACCGCCGGAAAGCCTAATTCTATGGCCAGCTGTTATATGCTTGTCTATCACGCCAAAAATCTCATCCATTGCAACATCATAGGCGTTGAGGATAGAATTACCGTTTCCTTTAAACTGTCCATCACGCTTGCAATATGAGCAGTTATAGTTGCAGGCCCCCATGCTTATTATTAACATATCTTCAGGCTCCCTGCCAAAAGCCTTAAGGAAATATGCCTTCCGAATTTCGTTGATCTGTAAAATTTTCATAGTTCCTCCTTGTTTTGGAAAAGGCGGCTATGATATAATATATCCGCCTGTAATGGGTGGGCAGTTGCGCTTTGCTTTGGTCGGCTACGCAGCTGCCCCTTTTGTTACCTGGTGCGGATAAGAACCTGGAATTTATAACCGATTTCTTCGATATCCGCTGCCGTCAGGATTATTCCTTCCTGCGGCCGCCCCTTGAGCTTGAAAACAAGTGCCTGTTGTCCAATCTCCTGCAAAAACAACTGCCGGTTGACAGGGATGTCAATGTCAAGCAGTGCGGTCATAATATCCGCTGTAGCCTGATGTCCAACTGCGGAATCAAGGTTGTCGGCATTATCTGCAACCATCTGGCGGGCCTGATCCAGTGTAATGTCGGTGAGCTCATAAGCTCCCGCTGTTGTAAGGATGGATGTGTTAAGTAATGCAAGTTTTGTCATGGTGTACTCCTTCTGCCCGCATCTGAGACGGCGGGCCGGCCATATAGTTTTTATTTCCTCATATATTGAGGTAAAGGAGGGGAAGGAGTCGAACCTTCCAAGTACCGGCCTCCTGAGTTATGCTCAATCAACATTCTTGAGCAGAAATGAACGTAAGTCTGTATTTATTTGTTTACCGCACAAAAGTGCATCAAGCCTGATTTTAGCGGTTTCCTTATCACATTCCACCTGAGAAATGAAATAGATAAGCCATGCAAGACGGTCATTGGTAGCCGGACGAAACATAGAGTCAGGCTCATCCCTCTTTTTCTCATATAAAACAATTTTCATATCAAACCTTCCTATAATGTTGCTGCATAAACTCAACAGTCAAAGCAGCAATTAATTTCCTTTCCATGACAGCGCGATTTTTTGAAATTTTTATCCCCCTTTCCTGGCATTCGCTTTCGATTTGTCCGAGATTCATGAAACAAATATAATTCATTGCTCTTTCTTCTGCTTCTTCTCTTTTCATTTTTCCTTCTTTCTCCCGGCGCATCCCCGCCGGGTGGGATATGTGTTATTTTATTGAATTTGTTCCCAGAATGCGTCCTTTCCTCCTCTGAGCAAATCAGTGCATACCTTTTCAGCTTTTGATCGACTTTGGGTGATTAGATATTCTGTATAACAATTTCCTCCATCGAATCCCCTACATCCATCCAATACTACATAAACCACAAATAATGCCATACTAATCCTCCTTGAAATATTGATTTCTTCCGGCGCATCCCCGTCGGGTAGGGAATTTGCTCATCCGATGAACACATAATTATAGGTGCCTTCCATATATACTGTGTGGTTGTAGAAACCATCCCAGCGGTTTACCATCTCTGTAAAACGGATGGACTTTGGAGCATCAACAACGATATATTTTTTGTAATACTCGGGGTATCTTTCCAGCTCTGCCATAAGTTTGCTGGTATCAACCGTCCATGTACGGCTGTCGTTATCCCACTTTGCATTAAAGTTGTCTTTTAAAAAATTACGACTGTTGTATGTCTTGCCAGACACAAGACCTGTCTTTGTATTGATTACGAAGGTTTCCTTGCCGATCACGTTCATGGTGATAACGGAGGGAGCCTTGGCTTCCTGCCATGCCTTGCGGAGAGCTTCGCTGATGGAATCACCAACTGATTTAACCAGTTCCCATGCCCTTTTCATGATTGCGGATAAATTATATTTCTTCATCTCTTAACCTCCGTATGTTATGTGTTCCTTTTGATAATTCTATAATACACTATTCGTACGAATAAAACAATGGTAAAAATGAACAAATCGTACGAATGAAAAATGTAAAAATCGTACGAATAATATAGTATGCCATTGAAACATTCGTACAAATAATGTAAGATAATAAAAAAGGAGGTGCTCATGGAAACTGTAAAGAGAAAAATATTATTTAACAAACCCGGAGGAACTGCAAGTAAAAATGCCATGATGGCAAGACTTACACTTCCGACAGAATTTGTAAAGGCACTGGGTATCACGCAAGAAGAAAAAGAGGTGATAATATCATTAGAAGGAGAGAAAATTATAATAAAAAAGGCTTGATATATTCGTACGAATAGTATATAATAAAGATAGTTAAGGAAGAACAATCCTTAATGAATACGGGCAAGCGGGAAAGGAGGAAGAGATGAGCGACATGAACATGCAGGAAGCATCAAGAGTTATATTAGGTCTTAGAGCTGCCGGTTGGGATGAAAAAGAAATAAATGATTTCATACTCTACATCGAAACCGGCGAAGAAAAGTACAAACCGGTGCAAAAAAATAAGCCTACAGAGTAGGCAAGGAAGAAACAAGGGAGGGCGGGCTTGCCACCGCTCCCCCGTTCAAAAAAATTATAGCAAACAAATAGGAGATACGCAATGTATAATATATGGGGAATCAGATTTGATAATAGAGAATTTTCAATCGGAGAAGAAATACCGAAAAGCCATAGATGGGATGGTGGGATTGATACCGAGGAAGAGCTTTCAGGAACATGCGCGATATTTGTTTCTGACGAATCTGATTTTCTGGATTATTTAGACGGGACAATTGAGGAAGTGAGCGGTGAACTTAATAATTATCGCGCCGCCTTGGAATCTGATTATCCCGGCAAACATATATATCTTGTAGCCATTGAATCCCGTTGGGGATGGGAATGGGGAGAGGATGAAGGTGAAATCATCATGAACGGCGCAGAAGTGGTGCGCCGGATAAAATAAAAATAAAGGAACATGCAATGGGAAAAGTAATTGAAAAAAATGGGATTCAGTATAAATTGATCTCTAATGATCTTGTGGAAGTCACCAAAGAAGGAGAAAAGCTTGGGGATATATTCATTAATTCTGGTGATTGGGAATTGATAGCGAAAGGCGCTGATCCAATCGCTGAAGCCTGGGAGGATGGAAACGGAAATGTATTATCGATGGAGGGCTGGGGATGATATATCAAGAGTTAATCAAGTTATATGATAATAGCTGGAGGACCGGAACCGTTGCCCCAATAGCGCATACTATGACGCGGGCAAAAATAGGTGTTCTCCTTTCTCCCAATGGCCAGCTGCTGGCCGCAAAGAAAATAAATGAAGTTATGCCGATCCCGTGCACGGTACAATCGGAGACCAGAACGTCTAATATTGCTCCGCATGCAATCCATGACAATATTACGTATCTGTCAGAAACTCCGGGAAGAGAAAAGAGGTACATCGCTTATATGGATCAGCTGAGAAATTATCTTTCGGAAACAGATGATCTACTTGCATACGCCGTGTATAAATATCTTCGTCGGGGAACAATAAGGATGGAGTTGGCTCCCATCCTGACAAATATCCAGGCCTCAGAAGGAGCATGTATTTCATTCGCTTTGCCGGGAATGAAAACCACAATTTCTGAGAGTTGGATAGAGTGGTACACCAGTTATCTTCCCCAAAATGGGACGTGTGCGATAACTGGAAAACCGGATTATATACCGGACGCATACCCACGTAATATTAGATATGCATCAGATATGTCGCATTTGTTCGTGAAAGAGGAAGTCCAGTTGAATTGTATGGAAAATCTCACAGCAGGATATACGGCAGCGCAAAAGATCCTTCATGTACTTCAGTCCATGATATGGGCGGGGGAAGACTCTTGAAAAAGCTTCAATTTTATGCTATCATAATTATTGGTATCACCCCAAAATAGAAAAACCACCTGGATTCCGCCTAAAAAGTATCACAGGTAGTTTTTCTATTTTTATTTTGTACTTGCAAAAAAATTAAATTCATGGTATCATCAGTTTAGTAGCAAAGGATGGTTTGCAACAGTTCATATCCTGCCAATTCCGGGATATGTGGATTTAAAAGTTTTTAGAAATGGTGTAAGACTTATTTGCCATCCCACTATTCAGGGATGTGGATTGACATTATTTTAATGTTATTTTTATTTATCTGGGTGTATACCCTACTACGTACTACGGAAAAAGCGCTTCGGCGCTTTTTTTGTTTGCAATTTTATACATATTATAAATTATTTATGCATATTTTTTGAGGATAATATTCAGGTAAAAATTTTATGATCAGAATTTAGGTGGGTTTGAATTTTCCGTATCCGCCGATGGAACACCAATGTATAAGCCAGGAGGTGCAGATTCAGCGCTCCCTTTTAAATCAGCCATCACCTACCAAAAAAAACTGGGGTACTTTTCAACAACATTTACGATTCCTGCAGGTGTCAAAAAATGTGGGTTGATATGGGGCGGGCACACTCAAACGGGCACAGCGGTGAATATCTCGGTCACGGGGGCAAAAATATCGGAGCATATACCCATATGGACTGCACTCTATTTCTGGACAAAATTAAGCATTTTAGAGGTTGAAGAAGAATCCATTAAGTGTACTGTCAGCGGGGCTGACCGGACAAGCGATTGTTTAATGATTCTCCTATACTAATGCGGGCTTTAGCGATTACTTTACTCATATACTGCGAAACCTGACACGCTAACTGTGCCACCATATTTCCAAGTAGCTATATTGACAACATTTCCGGAAAAGGTACAACTTAATCCGGTGGGATAATTACCTCCTGGATCGGCAGTACTATGACAGCTTGTGAGTCCGGCAGCAACAATTTTTCCAGGCGCTGTCCAAGAAAAGCTTGGGTGTCCTGCATTTTTAGTAAGAGAAAAAGTTGCTATTTGGGGTTCACCCAATTTTTTTGTTACTGTATCAGCACCTGCAGCCGGTATATAAGTAATGTACACACCGTCCTCCCTGGCATCCATGCTTTTGATAGATCCGCTGTCATTCAGTGCCCCTAAATTCTGATATAAAATCAGCAAATTATTTCTGTAATTTTGTATAAATATACATAAAGTATAGAGTGAATTTATATCAGAATTTACAGTGGAAGCTCATTGCCACAATTTCTGGAGATACCGAAACCAACATAGATTTCAGCCAGTATCAAGAAATTATGGTCGTCGGGAAATTCCAGGATACTTACCCGCGTATGCTGTCAATCCGATTTATTGTTGCAACATTGGATGATGCGATAAGGTATGTGTATGGTGATGGGGGGAGTTATACATCAGGCTTTATCTATTCCGCAGCTTATATTTCAAAAAGTAAAATTAAAATAACACATTACGGAGTAGAAAATACAAATTATATTTCAAGGGCTACATCATACGTCTATGCAAGGTAAAGCGGGCTTTAAGCAGAAAGAAACATTACAGTCATGGTGTTGGTGTATGCAGGGATACTAAAAGTAACCGTGCATCCAGCCTTTGAAGTAACCTGGAAAAGCCCCATGTTAATGGTGGTGTTCCCTTTGAAATTATGTAGTCCAAGACTCTTAATTTCACCGGAACCTGCTGAAACATTTCCATTAATGTCAACCGTAGCCCCACTATTGGCAGCCACTACAAGTAATGCATTTTCACAGGAAGGTATTGTAATATCTATCGGAGATTTGTTGCTGTCGGCCGCATGCCTTAATGTATATTCAGGGCTACCCAATTTTTTTGTCACTGTATCGGCACCATTATGGTATGTAATATACACACCGTCCTCCCTGGCATCCATGCCCTTGATAGCTCCGCTGTCATTTAAGGCAGTTAAATTCTGATAATCATTAAAAAAAGAGAGAGGCGCGGTTCCTCTCTCCTTTCCATTTTAAAGATAGTTCATATCTTCTTTCAAGATTATATCCCAATATTCATTTTTATTTGTAAAGCATAGGACATGTAAATGTCCATATCTATCCACGGCCTCTCCTACGGAAATTTCCAAAGTAGTTCGATCTCCAAAGGTTAAGATTGCTTTATGAGTGCAATCCATGTCTCCGCAAGCATAATACAAATCATGTAAAATCAT